ATGAATAAGTAATATAATATTAATGTAGATAAAGTTCATCCTTGATATTATTTTTAAGGGTGAATTTTCTTGTGCATTAATATATGCATAAATATATGGGTGATGACCGACCATCGTGGAGGTATAATATGAATATGGACAATTTTAGAGGAAGAGATTTAAAAAACGTAATAAAAATAGTATGCGATCAAGAATTCTTTAGAGAATTAGTAGATTTTCCAAATATGGTTTTAAAGGATAATATGTATTATTATAAAGGTATTCCAATATCTATTGATGAAAATTTAAAATATAAGACTTGTGAATTATTATATAAAAAGAATAATAATAATTTTTATGATGGTATAGTATCAAATCTTAAACAAGAAGCAAAACATTTAAATGAAAGATTAACTAAATTTAGAAACAATAGTGATATGAATGGATATATAGCAACATTAAAATCATTGAGAGAAACATTGGATTTAATTAAGAAGTATGATTGGCAATTAATGTATTCTGAATATGGGGTTGTGGATGATAAAGATGATAGTATTTTAAAAAGTTATATTACTGAAATTGCAGTTTGGGAACAAAATAATGAAGGAAATATTAAGAATTATAAAGTATGGAAAACAAATATTCCTTATAAAAAAGGAATTAATATTAGAGGTGAAAATGGTAAAAATGTATTTTATATGGATTGTAATGGTTTAATTATAAATGGTGCTAAAATTATATAATTTTAGTTAATTATTTAAACAAAAATGTTTTTATTGTGGGTATAGAATCTCAACAAAGAAGTTTGATATTACAGCATAGAAAGAATCTACTCTATTTAAGGGTAGATTTTATTGTGTGTTGTTTTAGTACAAATGCAAGAATTGGTAGTGATGTTTATAAGAAATGAGTTTTGTATTGGGAGTCATGACCCAATCTCTACGTGGACTCATTTCTTTTTTATTTTTATTTATAGGGTAAGGAAAACACGTAGAGAAAATAAAACGTAGAAGGGATTAGGTGATAATATGTTAATAACAAAAGAAGTTGAGGTAAAATTACATCCATCAAATATTAAATATTATGAATCATTAGGATATGAAATACCAAGAGTAAAAGTTAAAAATAAATATGTAGTTCGTAAAGGTACTACTATCATTGTAAAAATACAAGACCTCCAACCTTCTTCTAATATAATGGTTGAATATGAATGTGATTATTGTGGAATTAAAAAACAAATAGCATATTGTGATTATACTAAAAGAACATCTAAAAAAGATTGTTGTATTGACTGTTTAGGAAAATATAAATCTGAATTATGTAAATTACAATGGGAAGAAAATTTAAAATCTGATGTTAAAATATGCAGTAAATGCAAAAGAGAATTTCCTAAAACTTTAGAATATTTTCGTCAGGATAAATATAGACCTGATGGATTAACTTGTCAATGCAAAGAATGCGTTGCTGGTAAAGAGATTTTTAGTATAGAAAAAGAAATTATTCCTGAAGGTTTCAAAAAATGTATTGATTGTAATAATATTCTTGAAATAAATGAAACAAATTTTAAAACTTATATAAAATCAAAAGATGGTTTTTATAATATATGTACTAACTGTCAAATAAATAGAAGACATAAAGATGCTATTGATGGGTATAAAGATGTAAATCATGTAATAGAGAGTTACCTATTAACAGAGATTTTTATGATATAGATGATAGATGTTTAGATGGATATAGAAATATTTGTCGTGAATGTAATGGAGAAGATTTTTACCCTGATTTTAAAGCAGAACCTTGGAATCAATATGATATTAATATAATAATAGATAATTATGAAAGTAAAACTATAAAGAATATATTGCAAATGCTTACTACTAATAGAACAGAAAAGGCAGTATTACATATAGCAGGTAAATTAGATTTAAGAAAAAATAAAAATTATATAGATAATTATAAACAAATACAATATAAAATAATTGACAATAATTTATTAAAACTTTGTAAATGTTGTGAAGAATATTTACCAGTTAATAAATTATATTTTCCAGAAGATTTAAATTGTACTGATGGTTTGAGAAATGTATGTCGTGTATGCAAAGGAGAAAAATATTTATTTGATTCTAATATTCATATTTGGAATCAAGATGAAGTTAATATAATAATAAATAATTATTCAAATATGACAAATGAAGAATTAAAAAATACATACTTTTCAGATTTAACATGTAGTCAAATAATGCATAAAGGAAATAGTTTAAAACTTTATAAATCAGAAAAAACACTAAGTAGAATGTTTAAGGAAATAGGTAAAATTACATCTAATAGATTATTATCTCTTGAAAAATGGTGTGGAGATGACAATCCTCAATATAATAGTCAAAGATTTGGAGAATTAAATCCAAATTATAAAGGTGGTATTAGTGCATTATATCAAGAGTTAAGAAGAAATATCAAACAATGGAAATTAGATAGTATGGAAAATTGTAATTATAAATGTTTATTTTCTAATGAAAGATTTGAAAATATTCATCATTTGTATAGTTTTGAAAGTATTGTAAAAGACACTCTAAGAGAAACAGGATTACCGTTATATGAGAATATTTCTTGGTATACACAAGATGAATTACAAACATTAATAGATAAATGTTTAGAAATTCATTATAGATATCCTTTGGGAATTTGTTTACAAGAAAAATATCATGTGAAATTCCATATTGAATTTGGTTATGGCAATAATACACCAGAGCAGTTTTATGAATTTATAGATAATTTTTATAATGGTGAATATCAAGAATTTGAAGAAGCAATTTGATTTTATTTTTTAAGGAGTTATTTTATATGGCAACAAAAAAAAACATAGCAAAAATAAAACGAAATGAAATTACATGTAGTAAATGTGGATTAATAAAATCAGCAATTATAAGTAATTTTTTCAAAACTGATAATCCTCTATATGCAGAATTTTTCCCAACATGTAAAAATTGTATCTATGAATTATTTAATGCTCATATACAAAGTGGTTCCGATATAAGAGGAGCAGTTATAAAAATATGTGAATTATTAGATAGACCATATATAGAAGATGTTTTTTTTAGTACATATGGGAAAGAAAAAGATAATAAAAATATTTTAGGAGTTTATTTTAAAAATTCAGCAATGCAACAATGGAAGAAACAAGGAATTTTAAGATTTAAAGATAGTATATTTGCTAGAAATTTATCAACAGATATACAAGAAGTTTTTGAAGATAAGACAAGAATATATAGTGAGGAATGGAATGGTAGATATACACAAACAGATATAAATTATCTTAATAAATATTTAACAGGATTACATAATGATTTTAAAATTAACACTACAAGTTATAAAGATTATGCAAAAAAAATATGCTGTGCTAGTTTAGCTGTTAATAAGGCATATCAAGAAATGTTAGACGGAGTAAATGGTGCAGATAAAAAATATAAAGATTTACAAGCTACTTTTGATACATTATCTAAATCTGCACAATTTAGTGAAAATTCTAGATCAAGTATGAGCGCAGGTATAAATAGTATTAGTCAAGTAGTTGATAAAATTGAAAGTAAATGTTGGATATATGAACCAGATGAATTTGAAAAAGATGCTATTGAACATTTATTAGATCAATTTAATAATATTCATAAGTCATTGTAGGTGATAATTTGGCAGTATTTAAAAATTTTAGTCATAAAAGTAGAAGAATAAAAGATGGAGATTATGACAATGTAGATAGTAGTTTTAGTTATGATCCAATTGTTGGAGAAGGTGAAAATTTAAATGATGAAGAATGGAAAAAATTTATAGCATATTATAGAATTCATTTAGATAAATTTGCCATAGAAATTTTAGGTTTAAAATTGCATCTTTTTCAACGATTAATACTTAGAGCAATGGCTAGATATCAATATGTTATGCTTATATGTTGCCGAGGTCTTGGTAAGTCTTGGATAAGTGCTGTTTTCTTTGTTTGTTCAGCTATTCTTTATAAAGGACTTAAATGTGGAATAGCATCAGGTCAAGGACAACAAGCAAGAAACGTAATTGTTCAAAAAATAAAAGGTGAACTTGCTAATAATCCAAATATAGCAAGAGAAATAATATTTCCAATAAATACTAGTGCAAGTGACTGTGTGGTAAATTTTAGAAACGGTAGTGAAATAAGAGCAATTGTATTAGGAAGAAATCAAGGTGATGGAGCGAGAAGTTGGAGATTTCATTATTTACTAATTGATGAGGCGAGACTTGTACTAGATTCAATTATATCAACAATTTTAATTCCAATGACAAAAACAAAAAGACCTGTTGCAATTGATCATATGCAATCTGAAAAAGGAAAAGTTATTTTTATATCTTCTGCTTTTTTAAAAACAAGTGATTTATATAAAAGATTTTGTTATTTTTTTGATAAAATGAAAGAAGGAAATAAAAACTATTTTGTATGTGCATTAGATTATAAAGTTGGAATTGAATCTATGATATTTGACGCAGAAGATATTGAAGAAGAAAGAAACAAACCAGATACTACTGAAGAAATATTTCTTTATGAATATTGTGGTCAATTTGTAGGTTCTAGCGGAGAAAGTTATTATCCATATGATGTTACAAATCCTTGTAGAACATTAGACCAATGTGAATTAACACAACCTAAAAAAAGTAAATCTCAATATATTATTGTACATGATGTTGCTATTTCTGATGCAAAGAATTCTGATAATGCATGTACTCATGTTATAAAATTAAAAGAAAGAAGTAATGGTACATATTTTAAAGATGTTGTTTATACTAAAACTCATAATGGTATGACACTTCCTGACCAAAAAGATTTTATAAGAGAATTATATCATTTGAAATTTCCTAATGCAATTAAAATAATTATTGATATGAGAGGTAATGGAGAACCGCTACCATCATTGTTCTATGAATCTTGGGAATATAAGGATGAAAAGACAAAAGAAATTTTAGAATTTCCTCCTCTTGTATTAGATAATGATGAAAAAGGTATTAGTATAAGAAATGCAGTACCAATAATTAGGGGTATTACTGCTACTCATAGTAGTAATAATACAATGCATACATATCTTAAAGCAAGTTTTGAGAATGGTTCTTTAAGATTATTGAAACATTCAACTGAAATGGATGAAGCATATAAATCCGATCAAATGAGTATTGAAGAATTTTTAATGTATATTCAAACAGATTTAATGATTCAAGAATTATCTAATATTAAACAAATAATGAGTAATTCTGGAAATATAATTTATGATCGTATTGTAAAAACGGTTAAAAGAGATAGAGCAACAAGTTTAGCATATGGTATTTCTATTGTCAATGAAATGGAAGAAGAAAATAGAAAAAACGTAAAAGATTCAGACTATGATTTTGTATTTTCATTTTCATAATAATACATTGTTAATATAATTGTCAATCATAAATGTAAATATATGAATTCAAACAATAAAAATATCAACTAAAATAACACTAAAATGATATAAAATCAAAGAAAGGAGGATTTAATTTAATTGGCGAAAAAACAAATTACAAATCCTCAATCACAAATTGAATCACAACAAACAGAAACGAACACTCAATCTAATTCATCTTCTCCCCCACTATCTAATTCAAATGAAATAGAATTAAATTCATTATCTTATAGTTCTTTTTCATTAGGAAGATTAGATACTGATAATATATCAATGACTGATTTAAAACAATATGTAAAATATCCAATGATATATAATGAGATATTAAGAGTTATATCAAGACAATCATATTGTTTGAACGGAATTTATGGACAAAGTATTGATCGAATGATAGCACTTCCTACTTTATCTTATATAACTACTTTAAGAAGTAAATCTAAACAAATGAAAAATAAAAAAGATAA